GCAAGCATCTCGCCTTGACGATTGGCATCGTCAATCTGTTTGCCTAGCTTCTCTTTCTCATCCTCAGCAAACTCACCATCCTCATGCGCGTCGATGGGTTCGTCATACCCGTGGTCTTCACCCTCACCACCTTCTTCGGGTTCCTTACGCCCTTGTTTGATGAGGTCGTTCATAACCTGAGGGAAAGACCAACCGAAGTACTTGCGGTCAATCAGTAGGGTCTGCGTTGGTCGTTCGACAAACTCGAAGCTAGGGTCAAGCTCTTCGATGAGTGCATTGACTACGTAGTCCTGCGCTATGTTGCACAGCTTAGGCATACGCTTGACCTCTGCGCGATACAACACGCAGTGCTTGAGTGCAACGTGGAAGTTCTCATGCAGTGCTAGATACCGCAGTTGCTTGCGGTTGAGTGGGGTGATGAAAGCCGCGCCGTACTTCTTGTCACGCCCATTGGTTGATGCAGTAGGCACCTTGTCTGATACCTCAGACTTGCCCATACATATCACTGCGCTGAGCAGTGCAAACTTTGGATGCCGCATGCAGTCTATGTTGACCGCTTGTATGCGTTGGTTGAGGGTCATCTTCTCGAAACTCATTTGCTTCTCCTGTTATGTTTAACACTATATCACAATCTGTCAAAGCTTGGACAGCCTTGACAGTACTAGGACTTACCCGAACACGATGTTGGTACGCGGGTAGTCACTCTCCACAACGAATTGTGGAATCTCTACTTTCTCGGAACGTTGGTCACCTCCTGTCAGTCTGTTGATACGCCCAATGATGGCGGTGCGAAACTCAGGCGGGGTTATAGGCTTCTCAAGCTTGTCGACGTGGTCAACGTTGCGGTTATGATAATTCCCCAAGCTGAAGCCGTCTTGCTTCCATGCCCGCTTGGATGCAAGCACATCGTATGCGTTCTGACACAGCTCAAAGAAGTGGTTGATAGCTATCTGGTCGGTGCTACCTTCTGCCATATCAATTATTGAGTCCTGATACCTACGTTCACTACCCCCACTGAATGGAGCACCCGCGTTGTTGGTCAACTCTGCGCTCACATGAAACTCAGGCATCCGCATCTGTGCCAGCATGATGTAAGGCTCGAACACCTTGACCACCTCAGCGCGTTGTGCTCTGTCGTCTTTACTTGAGACTTTGCGGTAGTGTCTGGTGTGCATTGAGTTGGTGGTATCCAACACGCCATCCACGTAGTGGTAGTCGGCACTGAAGTCAGCGCCGTCGTGATGTAGCGAGGCTCTGTGATACACAGGTGCTACCACGACCTTGTCATCCGCAAGTGTCTCTCTCTTGCCCTGACTCACACCCAGCACGTGGTACATGAAGTCTCTGCTCGTTATGGATTGGTCACCCATGTACAAGCGGCGTTCGTGTAGCTTGCCGTCGATAGTCTCTGGGGTGAAGTACCTTGCCATCACTGTGCGGTACAGCATCACGTCGTAGTACTCTGCGTGCTTGACCACACGATAGTGGTGGTAGGTCTTGTAGATGGGGCGTTCGTGCTCTGCCCATGTCTTACTACGCACCGCACCGCGTACATTGAACTGCTTCTCTGCCTCTTCGTATGTGCGTACATAAGGCATTTGTCTTGTTGTGTTTCCGTACATGTTGCTTACTCCTGTGTTGTTGCTGTTTGTTTAAGTGCGGGGAAATCTGTGTGGACTTCATGTGATGAGTAGATGTAGTCGTAAAGGTCATCGGTGTCCCCGTCTTCATTTACTTCCTCTTTCCCATCCTCACCGACTTGCACAATGCGATACCCTGCGTTCTTGTACAGCTCGACTGCCCACTCCATGATTGCTTTATGTGCTTCCACATATTCATAGCCTTCGTACCACTTGATGTCCTCCGCGTAGTAGGTGATGATTGGTGCCTCATACCTTGTCTCGCAGTCGTTGATTGCTTCTGTCAGTGCGTCATCTCGACGATGTTTAACCAACTCAACAAATGTGTCTCTCTGGTCTGTGTTTTCAAAGCGTATGACATACGCTACGTTTGATCTATACCCCATCGGTTACCTCTCCCTTGTTGTTGAATCTCCAGCCGTTGATGTATATGAGTTCTTTAAAGTTTTCTTCACTTGTATAGCCCTCATACTCCTCTCTCAAAGCGTTATAGATTTCATCGGCGTATTCTTTTGCCCGACTAATCGCAAACTCTTCAAGCTCACAGACCAAGCGTTCGGTGTCGATTGCTTGGTCTAACTCATACACTGCCGCGCCCTGCATGATGCCCTCCTCTATGACATCGCCGTTGTTCTCACCCAAAGACGCAAAGCATTTGATGCCCTCATAGCTCATAGTCCCTGAGTGGTTGTAGTAGAACGACTTGCGCGATACGCCCATCGTTGGTTCTACCCAAGTGTTGCGTATAAGCTCGACCAGTACTGTGTACCTTGAGAACTCAGGATGTTCGTGTGTGATGAAGTGCTCAATGAGACGAATGAGTTCAACCCATCCTGTCCACGAAGCACCATCGCCCTGAGAAGAGAACCCGCTGAATTGAATTTCCTCAATGACGAAACCCTTAGCGCGTCCATCTTCTTTGAAGCGGTCGTACACACATTCCCACCAATCATCAGGCGGCTCGCCATACAGGTGTATGGCGTTGTCCTTGGCTCGTTGGTCTAGGTCTTCAAATTCCATCTAATTTCTCCAAAAGTTTCTTTAACACCTCCTTCAGTTTCTTGTCAAGCATCTCCTCCACAGTTTCTGTAATCAAATCTATTGCAGCGTCGTTATCAATGTAGTCGTTGTTGCTGAGGTATGTCTCTATCTTGTCGTCGAAGTCATAGCAGTCCATCTTGTCGTCGAAGTCATAGTCAGTGATTGCGTCATGTACTTGGTTGCTGATGTCAATGTCCCGCACCTCTCTGCGGACTTGTTCAGTGATGCGGTCGTCCATTAACTCCAACACCGATTCATTGTTCAGGTGTTCCTCTGTGTCGTTGTGTTCATCTATCGCTTCTTCTGCGATGTCTTTGATTGCCTCCCTGAACGACTCGTCGATGTACTTCACAGCACCATGAGCTTCAAGCACGGCGCTGACCTTTGCGTCAACTTGGGTGTCGATGTGCTCATTGATTGCGTGAAGCAGGGTATGGATAAGCGTGGGCTTTGGTGCGGGTTGAGGCGTTGGGGTTACCTCGGGTGTGATTTGTGTTGCTTGTTCCAGTTCAATGGCGTGATTGACCCACTCGTCAGCGGTAGGCTTACGCATTTCAGTTTGGTTTACTTGGTTCATGGTTACTTTCCTTTACTGGTTTGTTGGTGAAGCGCACCAACGACGCAACTCGCAGACACCATGTCTGCCAGTTTTTCTACGATGAGTGTTCCCTCTTTACGAGAGCGTGTTTTCTTTGACGTGGTCGAGGTAGCGTTGTTTAAGGCGTTCTTGTATGCCCGCCCATCCGTCCACCTTGTCCCAGTACAGCGTTTGTAGTGCCATGCCGACAGACCAGCGCACATCTTGTTCGTCCTCCATGTGTTTGACTGCTTCTTCAATTAACTCATCAATATCAATTTCAATCTTCATTCTGCTTCTCCCTCTGTTGTGTTCATGAATACCCTCAACTCTTCAAAGTTGTAGACGAACCGCCCATGCTCGTCACGAAAGCGCCACTCATCACAAGTGGGGCACCCTGCTGCATAGGTACGGCATCGCTTGCCTATGGCACCACGCAAGAACTTGAAGCCTTCCTCTGATATGTAGTGGGTCTTTGCCCTTCGGCGTATTTGTTTTAGTTTCATTCTGTTACCTCCCTTTGAGTTACGCATACCCAGCGTGTGTTGCTGAGTCTGCGAGTGAACAGTTTTGTTTTCTTAGTAGTCCTCATGTAACTGTTGAACATCTTGACTAGCACGGACTCATCTGCGCCTGTGCTCAAGCGGCGTGTTACTTCGGACTCAATGACAACAAAGCCTTGAGTCTCAAGGACTAAGCGCAGTGCATCCCAGTCATACGACACCACTGTCTTGGTTGGTATCGGCGTAGGCTCGGCATCCCATGCCGCATCGGGCACATCTTTAAACCTCATTCTGTTATCTCCTTGTTCTTTTTAGTTGCTTCCGCGTCAAACACGGCGTATTGCGGATGCTCATAGCCGAGCACCTTCAAGTCAACCGCATCAAACCCCATCAGGTAGTCCATCTCACCTATCAGGTTGTCGATGGCGCTAGCTTCATCGTCGCCCACCACCCACACATCAACAGTTATTTTGTACACATTCATTCTTCTCTCCCAAAGTTGTTTGTACAAACTGGCAGACACCATGTCTGCCAGTTACTTCCTTCTCACCAATAGCTCAGGCACTTTCATCCGTGCCTTGTCCTCCTTTCTTATGCTCATCCACCTGTCACGCAGGGACTCAAGCCCGAACTCGGACACCAAGTCCCACCAATCTTTCTTAATCCTTTTGTACTTGTGTGGGTCTGCCTCGTAGTCGAGCAGGATGCGCCCCTTCTCCCTTGTCAGTATTGACAAGTACTTCTCCAGCAGTCCTTCATAGGCAGCATTGCCCACCTCATGTGCGTAGCGCAGTTGGGCTTTCACTTTATGTATCTCGTAACCCATAGGCGACAACACCGCTTTTAATTCTTTCCTCCACTGGTCAACCCACGCCTCATATCTCGCCTTGCTCATGATGAGCCGCGCCATGCGTTCGCGTTCGGCTAGGATCTCCTTTGCCCTTGGTTCGCTGATGTCGCCACTCACCACCATGTTGTGCAGTTGCTTGGGTGTCTGCTTGCGTGGGGGCTTGCGTTTGGGTTGGCAGTCCTTGCAATTCTTTGAACTGATGGTCATCAGCACGGCACCTCTCATACCTCGTGCTTGCATTTGTGCACGAGAAAGTCGGCGGTTAAATTGTGCAGGGGGTTTTTCTGTCCCGCATTTAGCACATTTTTTGTAGTCCTTTTGCATGAGAAAGACCTTTCGTTTTAGTGGGAGATACCCACTTGTTGCCTTGTGATACCCACCATTTTGCGGGAGGGGACAACCTAGTGGGTGCGGTAATTTACCAGTAAACATCGAGGTTTGCATAGTACCATCCCCCAATACCTATCTGATTTACAGAATACTAAAACCTTTTTTCTTTTTTTCAAACAAAACCACACCCACTTCCCCGTATATATATATATCTATCTTTTATTCTCTTATATATATATAGGTATTGTGGGCTGGACAACGCTTGAAGCCCCGCAGGTATTGACGATGCCGATACCCACTAGGTTGGCAAAGTGCGCAAAATGGTGGGTATGACACCCACTACTGTATATAAACACAGTAGAAGGATTAGTTACTGTACTGGCAGACAGTGTGTCTGCCAGTTTGCCTGTTGTCAGAGGAGTTTGAGCTGTTTGCATTGGGTCTTTATGGTGTGCCAGTCTTCTTCCCAAACATACCAATCCCACCTTGCCTGTCGCAATGCTTCCGCACGCCGTGGGTCTTTGAGCCTGAGTTCTTCGTCGGCTTTGAGTTGCGCCTTGAGGGCGCTGAGTTTGGCTTTGATTGATGGTTTCATGGTTAGACCTTGTTGGTTTGTTCCAGCGCCTTGTACGCCAGAGGGATGCTGAGCTTGGCAATGATGGTGTTGAGGGCTTCGGTGTCGTCGCACACAAGCGTGTCGTTGCCTATGTAGTTGAGGGCGATGATGATGTGACCAATCTCCGCTTCGGTCAGAGTAAAGCTAAAGCGGGTAGGTATCTTGATTCTTTTGACTTTCATGGCGTTCTCCCTTAAACGAACAGATACCAGATTGGTGTGAAGCTACGCTTGCAGACGATAGCCATGCGGTACTCATGCGCCATGATTTGGCGGATCTCTTTCAGTTGTGACTTTGTCATGATTACTTTCCAGTTGAATCGGGCAGGATTGCCCCGCAAACCTAGCACGCTAGGTTTGCAGAGTTGACTACGCCTTACTTCTTAGCGGGTTTGTTTTTCTTATGACCTTGCTTGTGATAACGACCGCTACCTTTTTTAGTTGCTGATGGGTTTTTCATGATTACTTTCCAGTTAAGTTGAATGCGACCGATCAAATTATTTGAACGATCAGGGGCTGAATGGACAAGAAAAGAAACAGCGGTGGGACTTGGCATCCACACCGCTTTGAAAAAACTGGCAGACAAGATGTCTGCCAGTTTCAGATTGCAGCCAAAAAGCGACGCTTCTCAGCAGCAGTCATTCCCTCGTACGCTGTCACAAGGCGAGCAACCTTGTCGATCTTCTTGCTTGTCTTTGGTTTCGGTGTGGCGGTTTCCACATCCACAAAGATGTTGTCAAGAATCCTGTCTGTGCGTTTCTGCTCAGCAGTGCCTCGCCCGAACGTCAAGCCACGCTGTCCCTCGTATGCCTTGACCTTGCTCGTAGGTAACAGGCTGACGTAGTACACAACGTACGGCACAGCATCCTTGCGTGTGCCTATCCCGTTCTTAATCAATGTCTCCAGCAAACTGACAGACGAGATGTCTGCGAGTTTCAGAGTAGGCACGATGGCGTTGTAGGTGTTGGTATTGATGTGTGTTGCAAGTTTCACGGTTAAAGCTCCAAAAGAAAAACCCCGCAACTGGCGGGGCAACAGATCGACTGGGACTGGAATTCCCAACCGATGAATCTATTATAGCACAAACAGGTTGTGCTATACCCTTGACACGACATATGTGTATACCTTAGACCCCACCGTACCCCCATGACCCCTTATGGTGAGCTGAGCAGCGGTGTCACGTGAACACTATTCCCCACCGATTCTCAGCACTTCTGTAATACTTAACATCTACAACACACCCCCCGTCAAGTCAAAACAGCCCTACCCCCATAAATTTTTATAAAATTTATAAATAACCGCCCATAAAAAAACCCCCGGTCATTGCTGACAAGGGGTTAAAAGACTTCGCAGTCTAGGAGAAGCATCTGCTTGCGCATTTGCTTGGAATAAGTGTACACTGCAAACCAATGCGCAACAACCCTGTGAAAAAACACAGCTTATAAATATGTTGGAGCACTTGGTGCAATTTTCACCAGACACCGCCAGTCTGGAAGACTTCATGTCAATTGATGCTGTAGACACGGCGGATCTTCTGTCGGCACAAATTGCCACCGCGCAGTGGTTAGAAGAACTGGGCGCAACGCCTGACGACACCGTAAACACAGAAAACCAAGCGCATCTGGCCCGCGACGCTTTTAAGATGATTGTGTCTGACCAAGACACCGACGAACAAAAAACCAAACTGCTTCAACTTAAAACCCCAGCCGCTGTGCGCCACATAACGGGCCTACTGACAGCATATGACTGGGAATTTGTACAGATGGCCAAGGAGCTTCGCGGGTACACGGTGGCCAAGTTGTTTGAAGAAACGCAATCTCCCAACGCCAACATCCGCTTAAAAGCTTTAGGCTTACTGGGTAAAGTTACAGAGATTGGGTTGTTTACCGACAAGATTGAAATCAAAAAGACCGACCTGACCGACGAAGAGATTGACCGCAAGCTCAAAGAGAAGCTGGCCAAGTTCATGGGTGTGACGGACGCTGAACCCATTGAAGACATAGTAATAAACGAGAGCAAAGATGAAACTGAACGATCTGACGCTCAGCCCGACTGAAGCGCAGGCTATTCAGCGTGCCCTCCCAACGCTTTCTCTTAAAGAGAAAGTGGAGTTAATGGATATGCTTGAGGAGCGCGAGAAGCGATACGCGTTGGTAGCTGGACGCACAGACATAATTAAATTTGCCTTGCACGTCTACCCCGGATTCAAGGTCGGGCCGCACCACAGGAAGCTGGCTCGCATCTTCAATGCGGTAATTAAAGGAGAAAAAAAACGGGTGATTATCAATATTGCGCCGCGTATGGGTAAGTCGGAGTTCTCCAGTTACCTGTTCCCTGCCTACTTCCTTGGCAACTTCCCTAACAAGAAGATCATCATGGGAACGCACACCGCATCGCTGTCTGAGGACTTTGGCCGCAGAGTTAGAAACTTACTGGACGATGAGCACTACCATGAACTCTTTCCCCAAACACTTATTGCAGACGATCAAAAGGCTGCTGGCAAGTGGTCTACTGCTGCTGGCGGTCAGTATTACGCTGCCGGTGTTGGTGGTGCTCTGGCTGGTCGGGGAGCTGATCTTTTCGTTATCGACGACCCGCATTCTGAGCAAGATGTTAAAGCCAATAGCCGACTCGCCTTTGACACCGCGTGGTCGTGGTTCCAGACAGGCCCACTCCAACGACTGATGCCCAACGGGGCAATCATTGTCATCATGACACGCTGGGGGCCGTTGGACTTAACAGGTCGCCTCATACAGTACCAAGTCAATAACCCGGACTCACCCCAGTGGGAAATAGTAGAACTTCCCGCAATACTCCACGAAGGCACGGAGAACGAGAAGTCGCTCTGGCCAGAGCAGTGGCCGCTGGAGTCCCTCCTAAGCGCCAAGTCCTCAATGGAGCCA